GCATGTCAACAATATCAGCAAGACCAGTAGGAATAATCTTCATCTTTTTCTCATAGATGATCACCGGATTACCGGCAACGATATTCATACCAACAGAATGTGATAGGATCTTATTATCTGCTTTGATAACAACGTTAGTGCCTAGAGCATGTAGGTTGTTGTCAGCATCCAGACGAATGTTCTTATTGGAGTTTAGTACAATGTTACCGTCTTCAGGATCAACGGTCTCCATTGTAATCTTTGCTGCCTTGACTGAGAACTCACCCTTACAGTTGACATTGATGTCACCGTCAGAGTAAATGTTCAGTGGACCTTCACCTTGCTGGAAGATATTAGATCCCTTCTCATTATCAACGGCACGAAGTTCCCACCCACCATCCTTAAAGATGCGTAGACTAGAACCATTACCAGCGGCAACCTGGACCTGTGATTTACGAGTGATCCTATCGGCAGTTTGAACACCTACGCGGATAAACCCATCCTCAGGATGGTTAAAAATGAGTGGTGGTGATGGCATCAGTAACTACTTACACAATCTACAACTTTGAGTACAGCACTCTGTGGAATGTTGACAGTCTTACTGTACTCTTCACGCTTACGGAATTTCATAACCGGACGGATGACAGCACCGAATCCAGTCGCACTATTTATTTGTAGTTTGGGCAGAACTTTACATCCAATATCAGACTGAACAATGTCAGCACCAACAATTCTACCTTCCTGATCTAGTTGTGGTTTGAGTGTTCCACAACCACTTACAATCAAGGAATCCTCATCGTATCCTTTACCAGTGTTAATAACATCGATACCAACGATCTCACCTACAACTTCCTCACCTTCATTGTCAGAAGTGGCAGTCTCAGGTCCTAGGTAACCACCGCCAGTGTTGGTAATGATAATGTTAGTAACTTTACCATCTTCCACGACAGCAGTTCCAGTAGCACCACGACCGTTATCACAACTGTCAGAGATAGTAACAAACGGTTTCTTAGCATAACCAGAACCAAAGTCAGTCATATTTACACCAACAACCTGACCCACTTCGTTAACAACAGCACGAGCAGCGGCACCAATGCCACCACCACCAAAGATCTCGATGCTAGGAGCACCACATTTTAGAACATCTGTGGGGCAACCACCAACCAGAGCAGCAACAGGACCAGATTTCGACTCATCAATGTCAAACAATCCATTGATCATACTGGTGACAGAAGCACCAATACCTGCTGCTGATAGTCCGTTAGTGATATTGATACTTCTCTTAAAGTCAGCAACCGATTTCTTACTAGGTCCGAAGTTTGCTGCCCAATCATATGGTTCTGGTGGACAAATATCACCTTCACAAGATAGGAACTTAAGACCCATCTGAACATAACCCATCGCCTTGTTAATGAATCCCATGAAGGAACCGATGGGTCCTAGGACGCCCTGGATCGCCTCCATGGCGGGTCCAATCACGCTTTGGATCTTATCGTTGATATTGGCGACTAGACCAGCAATCGCCGCCTCAGCGGCACACAGAGGCATGTTGACGACCTTACCAAGCAGTTGATTAAGGAAGTCTTCGATCAGACCTTTAAGTCCTTTGACGATATTTTCGATGACACAGAAAATAGTGTCCATTGCCTTAGATATGGCAATATCTTTTAGCAGACTATCTGGTAATAGGAAGGTAACAATATTCTCAGAAATCTTCTTGATCTCTTGGAATAAAAACTTGCGAGAAAGTCTGATCAGTTGAGCAAATCCACCAGCAATGATAGTTGCCGAAGAACTTATGAGTGCCTGGATATTGTAGATCTCTCCAAGGACAGGATCAATAAATCCTTCCTTATATTCTTTTAGACCATTACCGATAGCAACAAAAGATGCCAAGGTTCTGGAAACATCGGACATAAATCCTTTGCCACCCTTACACGGTTTTGCCTTGGCAACTACAATTTCTTTCTCATCAATCTCCAGTTGCTGACTATGCTCACCGTCAGGAGTTTCACCATTCTCGCTGGGCAGACCATTATCTTCTGTTCTCTCACCATCAGCACGACGAACAGCTCTACTAAAATCTAGACTATAGTTTGCCGATAAAGGTAAGAATCCTGTAGTACCTGCCTGTACAGCATCATCAAATGCCATCAGGTTCTGTTCATTCTGCCCGGAAGATAGGGCAGCAATAACAATAGGTTGCTGGGCATCGTCACCGTCTAGGAAGAAACCAACAACAGTTTCTCCACCTTGAATAAAGAAACTGTGACCAGAAAATCCTTTACCAGTTCCTAGACTACCAGAAGTGGCAAAGTGTGCCCATGGTAGTTCGGAGTCTGGGACTTCAGCGGTAGCAGGGTGCTTGCCAAGAATTCTTACCTTAGCACGGTATCCATTAGTATTAGAAGAATCACGCCAAGCAGGATCAGGAGTGACTTGTCCCACAAACCAGTGGAACCCGTCCTGTCCGATATAATTGATCTTGCTTAAACGTGTCTCAAGCATCGCGTTCCTTAGAAGTCTTCCAGAAATACTCGGTCTGGTCTCCTAGACCATCTTGCCTATGACCAGACTCAACCTCATAGATCCTAGTAGATACCTTAAAGTCAGGCATCTTAGGTTCCTTGGGTGTTAGACTATTGTCATAGATTCGCATCCTATTGTTAGGATACAAGGCAAACTGACCGTTTTCTAGTTCGATCAGATTGTGTGACTTATGTTCTGCTGGTGTTTCAGCAGTGCTATAGTCGATGACATCTGGATCATGATGATAGTTATCTAAGGTACAGATATACGTACCCTGAATATGTCCAAAATCCCTAGTATATATCTCGTAATCAGCAGAACCTGTAATTTGCTTGGTAATTGCTGTTACTCCATAATCCATACAGTTCCAGAACTGTAGGTTAGGTAGATCTAGATCAGGACTAGGTAACTCTGGTCTAGAAACAAAGGCACTGATTGGCAATTTGTCATACATTGCCGCATACTCAGGCAAGTATGTCTCAAAATAAAAAGCACGTCCGGGTACGGACTTTGCCGTAACCCAGACGCCTTCTACAAACTCTCCGTGTCCGTCTTGGTGGTCTCTCAAATACTCCTTGCGGACATAAACGTGTTCACTGGGGAGATTGCAGATAAGAGTGCTCATTAGTCTTCGTAAATTCTACATTCGTCTGCTTCTGGATTGGCGTCGCAGTACAGTTCTAGTGGTGTGGGATCGTGATGATCGTCTGGATTGTGCTCTTTATACAACTCTAGTTCTTTTAGTTCGCCCTGGATGTGGCGGCGTTGCTGAGCTGAAATCGTTGGATTTGCCAGGATCTCTTTGTCCTTAGCAATGTGAGTCTCGATGTCTTTCATGTTAGTCTAGAATAGGAATCTCGTACAAGTGTTAGACCGGTGAAATCTCCCCCTGTAGAAAACTTATGAGACAATTTTCTAATCATGTAAAAACCAGACTGCGGGGCAGTTCCATGATCAGTTTTACTCATATTTATTTTGGGAAAAGTACACTTGATTACAAGTCCAACGTGTAACCTAGTGTTCATCGGTACTGTGATGTTCAGAGATTGGGAAAACAATGCCGCATATCTGGCAGATCCCTGTGCTTGATAATAAGCCTGGTTTTGAGGTGTGTCAAGGTTTCCGGCGCTAGATAGGGTGCCAAAGTCAAGAGTTGATAACATAATCCTACTAGGTCTCTCATCAATCTCAAATGGAATGTTTTCCACCTCGTTAGATAACTTCATCTGTTTGTTGATGCTGTCCTTAAACGTATAGTCAAGGAACTCTGGTTTCTTGTCAACAATATTGAAGTACCAGTTTGTAGATCTATATTGACCTCTTCTAAGTTTACTCAGTATATCATGATCTACCATCCACTGTGGTTCATTCACGATCCTAAAGTTGCTTGCCTCAGTATATCCTTCAGCACCTTCTTCATACCTGTACTCAAACCCAGAAGGATTATTAAATGCGTTGTCAATACTAGCAAACCTAAACTTATTCAGGGTCTCATGGAAGAAATATCCAGCAGATCCAGCAGTCTTACTGTTACTTACAATGGGAATACTCTTTGGACATAGAGATCCAATAGCATGGAATGGACGCTTATAGTTGCCCATGAAATTATAAGCATTAGAAGTCTCCTCAATCTCTAGACGATCTTGTGGGATCTCTAGTGTTTCTGTTAGGATCTTCTTAATGCTACTATGAATCTGTCCCTTGTATTTGTGGTATACACGGGTAACCTGGTTATCTAGTGCTGGTTTAGATTCGCACTGAATTGTGAACGCTTCCTTTTTAGCAGTGCTAAGAACATTCTTGATATTGGTGATGACTAGAGGATATTTCTCATCAAACCTGATAACTTCACCCTTTGGTAGACTTGGATGCTCTAGTGTTATGAATACGCTCATACCACTACGGATGAACGATAATCTACCATCAGTATCTGCTAGATCGATCTCCCAGTGGAAGGAAGAGTCAGAAACATCCTCATAATAAGAGATCAGACCACTTTGTAAGCGGACATCGATAGGTTCTCCCTCCTGGGGAACAACCAGTAACTCTTTGATTTTATGACCGGACGCAAAGAGTGCCATTAA